AGCTCATCGTGGGCACGCATGGCTAATAGTACCAACCGAAGTTGCGCACGAGTTCCGAGCCAGATACCCAGCATCTAGAGTCCCAATCAGCTGCAAGTGCTCAGGATGTTCTGGATACACCTAAAGCAAATCATCCTAAGCATTCTACAAGAAATGGAATTAGGTAATGGCCCAGAAATTTTCCAGCCCATGCTACAGAGCTAGCACCAGTTACTTTTAGGTGAGAGGCATGTCGGTATCAAAAGCGGCACACCCAGATTTCATCCACTGCCACACTCTCCAGTCACCAGCTCGACCACTCCCCACACGCCTACGTGTAGTTGACGGAAAAGCTAGCCTAACAGGGAAATGTATGGGAGGCGTGCCATGCCACGTATCAAATGATCAGGTGATCATCCGACTCAACACCGAGAAGTACAACTCCGATTGTCAAGAGAAAGACATTTACTTCTAGGGAGCACCGGTCTTTGACAACATCCCATACCAGACTTACTAAGGATGCGTCCACAACGTCGTCCACGGCCAGATCAACCGTCAAACTAAGAGTCACGCCTCTATGAACCTCCAGGCCACACGCGAGTTTGTGAACTTTGTCAAGGACCAAATCGAAGAGAGGTACACTAGAGTAGGTTTCGACTATGCCAACACCGACCCCTAGTTGTACGCTGACGCAAAAATGTGGATCGAGTAGCGCAAAGACATCACAGCTAGCGCACGCACCTAATAGCTTCAAGCTCTCGACAAACTATGCAATGGCGGCACAAGCGTAATAACCAAAGCCAATTGCACCATCAAAAAGGAGATAACTTTCGGTCAAGACCATGAACGCATAATCACTGCACGAGATGCCGGTCTGAGAGCCATAAGCGCACTTCTTTACCACAAGGTTGAGAAACAAGTGTACCAGAACCCATCCTACATCAAGGGCCTAAACCAGGACCAAGTCATGAACCACGTAGCTGAGAAAGTACTGAAGGGACATAAGGTCTTATGCATGGACATCTCATCATACGACGCGGCGCAACGAGGCATATTGTGGGAGATTGAAGAGCACCTTTTCAACCACATCCTAGGCCCAGAAGCAACACAGCTTTGGAGAGCTATAGCTCAGAACACCGCTTGCATCGATCACCCTGATTTTGCCACCTGCCAGCCTTGCTGCCGTAATTCAGGTGAAATGACGACATCACTCACCAACACTTTTCTCAACGAAATGATCATTGAGTGGTCAGCCATCAAAGCTGCCCTCTTGATTGACGGAGTTTACGAGGGTGATGACAGTCAGGTTGCCATACTAACTGCCCATGCAGATGACGACATCCAAAAAATGGCTCAAATCATATCACTACTAGGATTCAAGACGACTATTGAGACCTACGGATTTATTGATGCCGTTG